TTGACGGGCTTAAAGAAAGTTTGCGGGGGGTATAGGCGGGACTGACTGGGGGGAAGTTGGGGGCAAGTATCCAGGCCAACTAGCCTCTTTAAGCTTTCCCAAAAAGAGACCAATTATATATACTTTTTTCATGCATGTTAAATGTAAAGGAAGTAAAGGGAATAAAAGAATAGTCATGAACAAACTATCAACTATCCCCCATCCAGTATGAGGGGTTGTTATGAGCCCTTGGAAGCTTTACATCAGGCGGGGGTGCGACTTTGGGTAGATAAAAAAATATCAAGTAAAGTATATGATCATCGTGTCAAAAGCTAAACACCCCAAGAAATGGACAGCCACATTCCCAGATGGGAAAAAGGTTTCGTTCGGCTCTGCAGAATATCAAGACTACACTATGCATCATGATAAAGACCGTATGATTAGATATCTGGCCAGACATCAAAAAAGAGAAGACTGGACTGATCCATATACCGCAGGTTTCTGGTCCCGTTGGTTGCTCTGGTCCAAGCCGACTATGGAAGAAGCAATCAAAGAAACGGAGAAGCATTTAAAATACAAAATTAAGGTGCGTCCCTGAGGTCAAAATAAAATACTCAGGAAAGTTAATGGAGCCCGGAAGTTGGATACTGCAAGACCCAAATGTGCGTTATGCAAAGATTGATAAAGATATTATGAAGTACAGATGCCCTACATGCAAAGATGTTCATCAACACGGTGCTCAAGGAGAAAAGCTGTATAACCCTACGTTGCGAGTCAGTCATTGTCCCAAAGAAGACTTCAAACAAATAAAAATCATCCCGATATAATAATGCATAGAACCCATCTTATTGATGATCATATATTAGAACGAATAGGATTGGATGGCGCTGAAAGACGTACAATACGCCAATATATTGCAGATCAGGTTCTTGATCATCATAACACAAACATACGACAAATGATTGATGTTCTATTTAATAGGATACCACATCTACGTAGAATTATACATATCAGAAGAATACTTAGGGAATATATAGAGGCACATATTATGGCTCCAAGAGTTCCTCAGCGACGAGCATTCTGAACTAAAGACAGCAGTCCAAGGATAATCAAGTAGGAAAGATGAACCGCAAAGAGTGGGAGACGAGTCTGAAAATCATTCGCCATTATCTTGAGGCCAACGCCTCCACATACAGCGATGAACTGTGGAAGGAATTTTTCACCGAGTGGAAAACGAGCTCCATTCCCACGGGTGAGGACGAGTGGCTTATGGAGTTTGAGGAATTTCTCTCGGCGATAGGAGAATAGCGTCGGTCGGAAGGCCCATATCGTAGAAATAATAAAAACAGTCAAACGGACAGCCCCCAGTCTTGGCTTCGTCCTCGGACCTAAAATTTATACGCTCCCAAGGAATCACAAGCTGAATCTTGTCCTTGTATTCCTTGAAGTAGTTTGTTCCAAATTTCTGAACAGGCATAAGCAAGACCCACGGTTTCTTGATTTCCTTGAGCCTCTTTAAGACCCGGGAAATATCTGAGAATGGAGGGTTGCTAACAATTATGTCTCCAAAGTCGTTTGTATAAAAATCAACATTTTCGTGAATTACTTGAAAACCTAGCTCACGCAAATGTCGGCCCGATCGTCCGTCAAAGTAAAAGGGTTCCCATATGACCTTGTCCTTGGGAAGCAAGTGCGCAATATTCTTCCAAGCATATTTGGGGGTTGCGTAATCGTCCTGAGTTACAAAGTGTTTTGGAGTTGAAGACATTTAAAATTCTTAAATGTTTTATTCAGGGCCAGGGGGCTCATATGTAGTCCAATGACCCTTATGTGGAGTGTGTATGCTTCTACACATGGAATGATACCGAGTTTCGTACGCATGATTTGGTTCCTCAAGCATACCGTCTGAAGCTGCAGCAGCTGGTTCCATGTGCTGAGGAGCCATTTCATCATTAAATCCAATATTACCGCCGCCCCCATGGGGATGAAGAGGGTGCATCATATTTTGGTGGTGATGTGCCACTTGATGTAAATCCAAACCGCCTTTGCCCATTAGTTTGGAGCAACTTTTTTATTTGTATGGTGGTATGGCATCCAATTTACTAAGTTTTTTCTTTCATAATACATATTAAATTCCTTTTCGGCTCTCGGCCATTTCTTTTTACCGTGCGTATTTATATATGAAGTATGTGGGCCCCAAGGGACTTTCCCATTATTCCCACCTATAGGATCCCATTCAAACGTATGCCAAGGACCTCCTCCTTTAGAAAACCCAGTCCCATGAGTTAAACTTGCATGATGTACATGATATCCCGCTCTAAAATCTTCCATCGATTTAGGCCAAGAATCGTCTTCTTCACGGGTTATAACAACATCTCCCTTTTTGACTTTTTGCATCCCTTCTGGATTTTTAACAAACTCTTCCTTGTCTGCAATACGCCACTTTACAGGTATTCCTGATTTCATACGAGCTTCAAAAGGTTCATATATGCCGCTCTCATTAGGACCGTGCCTGTATTCTTCCATCTATACTGATTGGGCAACAAGATTTTCTGAGCGAGTTCCAAGCGCCTCACGATCTTCTGCTTCTGTGTCCCGGTCGCATTCCATGCCGAAACACTTGACCTGCTTACATCGTGACTTGATACACGCATTCACAAGAACTCCGACGATACCTGCAAATATTCCCGCCATGGTTAAGAAGAAGGCTGAATCAAATGTGTTGTACCACATTAGTAATCAAGGTGAAAAAAACCAGTTGATGCCGAAAGAAAGTGGAGGATTTATTTGTATAGTACCTTGATCTGCATATCTATCAAATATTACTAAAATATATGGAGAATAATCTGTTGTATTAAGATTTAATACTCCATTTATAAACGGGCCCCCATTTAAAGAATATGAAAGGGTAGTACCATCTTTAAATGGTATTGATGTAAATAATGGAAAACATAATTGTCCATATTGAAAATATAATTGTCCATATTGAAACGGTTTTGGTTCTAAAAATGTTATAGTTACAGCTTGTCCAGCTAAACTTGAAGTATATGGATGAACAATTTCACAATCATACAAATTGGGGGGTCCCTGAATAAATATAACAGACAAATTTCCTTGATTTAAAATAGGTTTATCTGAAATAAAATTAAAATAACCATTATAATTTGATAAATCACTTGGTCTATTATTAAAATTCCATATTCCAGAATAAGTGTCATTTATTATAGTGCCTGGATACGGTACATTAAACTGAAATAGACTCATTACTCTTATTCAACAAAATTACTTAAAGCGATTTCTTTTAATAAATAAAATAAGAGCAATTAAGAGAATGTCGTGCTTACACTCAGGCTGTAAGATGAAACCAGGCTCTCACGACTATTGTGTCCATCACAGACCCGATAATGAGTTTCCAGAATGCTCAATTTGCCTGAAGGCGATACGGCGAACAAAAGACACGCTTGACTGCCACCACTCGTTCCATAGGAGATGTATTGATTATTGGTATGAGCGATCCAATACTTGTCCCATGTGCCGAACGCCAATAGTCCCCGACGAAAACAGAACCGAGGAACCTTGGATAAATGTTCTCGGAAATACTCTTCACGAGCAAATTCAACGAGCCGTGCAAGATCTCAACTCGGGCGCTGGGTCCGTAGATATTCACATAAATTTTAATATACCTGCGCAAAATTAGTTAAAAAAAAGTCTAAAGTAAAGTTATAGAATGAGTTATTATCATAAACAGCAGACAGGCCAGGAGCATCCGAACTCGTGGTATATCCAGCGCAAGAGATGCTATGAGCGAATTATAGAGACCAAGAAGCCTCCGACAAAAAAGGTGGTTGAGAAATACGATATCAAGTTTGACTCCCAGGGTCGTGTGATTATTCCAGTTGATTTGAGGAAACCCAAGTTAGAGCAGAAGGTTGCTCCAAGAGTAATGAAAGCCCAGGAGAGTGTGGATTGGTTGCTCAAGAACCATATGATTAATGGAGAGCTGCCTAAGCTGCATATTGCCAAGAAATATAAACAGTTGAAGAGCATTATTGAACTTGCAGGAGGGGATCCAGAGAATATTGTCCCCACACTTGAGAAACCGGAGCATATTCTCGAGTCTCTAAAGAATGAGTATCCAAACCCAGAAACCCTAAAACAAAAGTGGCAAGTTGTTTCAACTCACGTTAAATTTGTTCCTATGGGCCTGGACCAGAAGCTAATTGATAAGTATGGCCATATTTTTCACGATTTGACGCAAAAGTCAAAAGAGAATTCGAGTGATCAGCGCAAGGGGCGCAAGGTTTATCGTTGGGATAAGATTCTTGAGGCGACGGATAAGCTAGACCCTCTCAGTCGGTTCTTCTTTCGCATGTTTGATGAGGTCCCCATTCGGAGCGAGTTTGGCCATGATATTCCTATTGTTCATCAGGTAAGCGATCAGCCTGAGGATGGAAACTTCGTGATGGATCGAGGCGGAAACATGGTGGAGTTCCACCTCCGTGAGTGGAAGACCAAGGGCACTAAATATCCCGATGAGATCATTTACAAGTTCAGTCCGGAACTCGTCAAGCTGTTCAGGAACCGAACCGACGTTTCGCACATTCTCCTCCCAGGCATCAAAAACTGGGGCCAATGGGTCGCTGATGGTCTGAAAAAGGCGGGATTTCCCAATTTTCCTTACGGAACGGAACAAACGCCTTTGAAGGATATAGCGTCTGGGCTTCGGCATACAATTGCAACCTTTAGGAACTCTGTTTTCAACAAAGATAAACCCCGGGGAGCGGAACTGGCTAACCTGATGCTGCACGATGTAGGGACTTCCGAGACGGAATACCGGCATAATGATTTCATCTAACATATTTTCCGTGATGGTCCTCATAAACCTTTTTAATGTTAAAACTCCGAGCCTCAGGGGACATTCGGTTCAAATTATTTTCACGAGTTTCGTGGAGTTTAGAACTCATTCGACCCCTTGTATATTTTTCCATAGCAACATCGTGCAATAGACGGACCTGCGCCTGAGCATGTTTCAGCGTCGAATTATGCGCAAGAACATGGCCTGTTTCTATATTCACGACCCGATATGTCTTTGTTCCGTGATTGTGTTCAATTGCGTAAGGCATTTATATTATATGCGAAATTAAAATGCTCTCCCGCCAAACATCATACTCATCATATGTTCTCTCCGAAGACGATGAATCTGATCTTTGATGTGAGCTTCGCTCATCCGCTCTTCATGCTCCTTTGGACGGCGGACATACTCAATTTCATCCTCTTCACTTGACGATGGATCCACATATACAACTTGCTTTTCCTTCTTGGGGGGCTTTGGGGCCTTGGACTTGGGGGAGTTGAGCGCCATCATACGCTTATCAACCTCCTTCTTTTTGGTCTCAAGTTCGAGCTTCTCAAGAGCCTTTTCCTTCGCCTTGAGCTCAGCCTTATCCTTACGGGAAGCAGCAGCAATTTCACGGGCCTTTTGCAATTGGGCCAATCGCTCAGGAGTCATCTCCTTCTTACTTTTTTTCACCTCCACATAGTCGGCTTCAGTCGGTTGTTCGCTGGACATTTCTATTAACATGAGAAAAAAAGTTAGCGAAACAAATGTTTTGCGAGGGCATGACCATGGGATACTGCGGAATGAGCATGGCCAAATGCAGTTTGGAGATGTTGGGCGGCATGGCCATAATTTCCTTGTGAAGCCTGATGATAAGCCCCCTTGAAATTATTCGCTGCGCCCTTGGTGCTATTTCCAGCCCCCTTTGCATTTGCAAGAGCCTCTTCGGTTCTCTTGTTTGCTTCAGCCAATTCTTGGGCATCTTTATCACGCTGAAGATGCTCGGACAATTGATTCCCTAGAAGCACCGCCTTTGTGCCCATCTTGGGGAAGTAGCCTGAGAGTGCAGCCGCATCAGTCACGTCCGCAATAAGTTCTGGATGATTTTTAACAAAATTTACACCTTGGCCAATTACTTTTCCAACTCCTTTTATGGCGCTGCCTAGTGTTTTGATACCAAACATTTATAATAAACCAAGAATTAAAACAAAGGATCTCCATAATAATCTACTGTTCCTTCATGCAGTTGATCTTCGGACATTTGAACCCCGCCAATTGGTGCTGTTTCGTCCGGTTCTGGCTCTCCGGGCTCAGCCTCCTCTTCATCGGGATCTGATACAGGCTCATCGGGATCTGATACAGGCTCGGGCTCTCGAGATCTTGTTCGCAAAGATCTTATAAGTTTCTTGGTTGAATGATCTCCATGCAAAAACATAATCTTTTGCATCTTGAGAGATTCTCTCAACAACTTGAGTTGCTCGACCACATCATCTATATACACATCCATTCGTATTGACATTGAGTAATCGCCCATCATAGCCAAGGGGTTCCCTGCAGGGTCCTGAAGTTGAAAACTAACTCGGCCAATCTTAACACCCTTTGCCGGACTCTGCCACGACCATGTATTGGTGTCTTGAGGCAAGTAATTTATGGGTTCTCCAAACGGTGCATTCCCAATTGGTATATTTGCAAATGTTGTTGTATAATCAAGATATCCGGTGAGATTATTGAAAGATACATTTTGTGGAGGAGTTGATATTTTTAAATTTATATATGGTAAATATCCCTCAACTGGAGGGGCAGGGGCAACTTGAGAAGTTGAATTAAAACTTATAATGTAGGGAGTTGTTTCACCCGTTGTTGCATTTGCGCCCCCAAGGTTGAACCCGAGCAAGGCTGATGCCCCATAGTTTGCAAACTGCGTAGGACTTGCAGATTCGGGAAACCGAAGAAGAAATGGATTTCCGGTTTCAACTATGTATGAATATTGACCTGTTTTCGATCCGGCTAAAGCGGTCCAAACGACATAAGTTCCTGGATAGGCAGTCCCTATTATAGTTGAAAAATTGGTAAGGTTTTGACTGGTGGTATAATTTCCAATAGGTAAGTGGTGAGTATTCCAAGTTGCACCGCCATCGAACGAAACTTGAAACTCATTATTGTAATAGTTTGTTGTGTAAAAGTAATTTGTACATGAAAATCCTACAAGAAACATTCTGATAATTTCGGTGTGTTGAACATTCAAAAAAGTCTGAGGAAATGTAATAGCAAAGTTATTGATCTCTTCGCCATTTTGCCTATCGATACTAGATATGTACATGACTTGCTGACGTACGACTCTCATCTACTATTGAGGGAGACTTTCTTTCATCGTCTTGAAACCGGGAGGCTCAAAGTTTGATTGTTGAGCCATATCGTAATAAGCATCTAGATCTTCATCGCTTAGATCCATAACTTCCTTCTCAATATCTTTGTGGGGCTTATCTGGTTCAGTATTTTGAAAGTATGAAATAACTACAAGTTGCTTATTTGTCTTTTCCTCATCCTCGCTTGATTCAGATTCAGACTCCTCTTCGGTCTCCTCCTCAGGGTTTGCACTTGGTTGTGGGGCTTCACCTTCAATCCCCTGTTCCTCGGTCTGAGTTGATTCCGGTTTTACGGGAGTATTTGGCGTTTGAGTTCCAACATCAAAAATAGAGGCGGGAACCATTCGTCCAGCATTATTGGTAATCAATTGGGTCACCTGTGCATTACGGTCTGTTTCCGCCTTTTGTTGTGCTTTGATTTCTGCAATTTCTTGTTTCAAATAATCAATTTGAGTTTGATAATAGGCGCTTGGACCTCGCAGCAGCTCACGTCGATTCAAATATGCTATGAGTCCTTCACGATCCTTTATAGCTTGTCCATATCTAGTTGTCATGGAATAGCCCTGGCGTTCAAGCGCCGTTTGCTTATTTATGGTTCCTGTATATTTTCCCACTTTTGAACCGTAAGCCACAGGGCTTTTAAAAAGATCCCCAGACTTGTTCCTTGATTCGCAAGGCCCTCCGTATTTACAAGGCATTTATCATAAGCGGAGAAAAAGTTCAAGAAAAAAAACTTGACTACTGATAAATGGTGATTGATAAGGGAAAAAATACTTTTGATTGTCTTGAGGATGCAGTCGATTATTTCGCTAAAATTTACGAGGCTGTACCGCACACAGTCATCAGGGAGGCTATCGAGTATTGCATCAAGAATCCAGACAAGTACCCAGAAGGCTACAAGGATATTAATCTACGCAAGGTTCCCAAGCCCAAGCAGCCCAAGGAAAAAGTCATCGAGGGAGCCGTGGAAATTTTCGATGTCCCAGACGATCCTCGGGTCAAGATGATTAAGCACAAGGAGGGGGCGACGCTCATCACAGCAGATGAGGCAATTGAACTTCAGGCTAAAATTGATGAGGCTCTGAAAAAGCAGGAGAAGGATGATGAGGCCAAGCATAAAAGGGAACTTTTGGATGAGAAGCTCAGACTCGCCAAGGCCCGTGTGGCTCGTAAATAATCTTCTATGGTAATTATAAAATGGATCTTTTCAGTCAGTCTCTTGTTGTACCCCAGAATCTTCGGTTCTACCTTCATCGGTTGGCCGATAACGCACAGCCCAGCACAAACATTCTTCGTGTGAATGCTTTGAACAGCGCTACTGCAACTTCAGGTGGTCTCATCATCGTCCGTCTCCCCATGGCCCTGGTAGATCTCAACACATTTGCTATGCATTTTGAAACCTCCACAACGGATGGAGCTCCTTCTACAACCATATCTGGAAGTGGCGACCAGGGCTTTCATGCCATTTTGCCCAAGGGTATTGAGTCCCTAATTTCACGTCTCGAGGTTTCAGTAAATGGTCTGGGCCTTCTGAATCTGCAGCAGTACAATCTGCTCTTTGCACTTCTCAAGGATTCTCACCAGCACCTGGATAAGATTCTGAGCCGGACCCAGCTCCAGAATGAGAAGGACATGTGCCCCCTGAACGCTGCAGCAGTAAATGCTTCAGCAACTCCTTCTATTACCGCTTCTTCTGAACTTGTCCCGATCACGGTAACCAACTGGAGCGCAACAGGCGGTGGAACTGCTAATACCCCCATCGTTGTAACCTGCACGACAACCACATCTCAGCCTCTCCCAGCAACCGGGACTGTATATGAGGTTGCTTACTTCCCTGCAACGACCTTTTTTGGATATTCCGGAGCAACTGCACTTGCATCTAAACCAGCTATTACGCAGATTAATACTTTGACCCCGGCATACAATACCACGGGCGGAGCTGTTGGTTCTTATGTAAGCTCTTTCCAGCTCTCATACACCCCAGGAAGTGGCCAGACTCTTAGCGTTTCAGGCCCTGTTTCAGGAACTGTTCCATTTAATCTATATCTGCAGACGACCCAATCAGCAGTAAATGGTACTGCAGTTCTGCCATTCCTAAAGCCAAATAACAACAACTTCCACTCTATTCACGACTGGCTTTCATTCTTCAAGGCTCAGCCCGAGTGGATCCAGACGCAGATGCTCGGTGAGATTGAGGTGCGTATTACTCTTGCCCAGAATACGGTCCTAGGTATGACCCCTCCATACCTGCCCTTTAGTGATGCTGTATCTGTTACGGGTGTCAAGCCAGGTCTGCTTCCCAACTACAGCCTGAACAACATTTATTTCTCGATTCGCACGTGCAGCTTCGACAACAACTTTGTGGATGACATGCTCCACCACAAGCTGTCCAGCGGAGGTGAGCTAGAAATACCGTATGACAATTACTTCAATATAAACCAGGTGCAGAGTGGTGGCTCAAGCCAGACTCGTTTTAGCGTGAATACGCAGTCTCTGAATAAGGTCCTGGGCGTGAATCGCCTTTCTGGGTTTGATAGCCCGGCAGGTATGATGACGATTGTTCCGGCGGGTCTGGGCCTGACTTACTGCGATCGCCTGGGTATGGTGAATAAGTCCCCCTACTTTACGACGAGCGCTTCTCACCCCTCTGGTGCAACCTATGGCCAGGTGGTGGATCCTTCAAGCTTCAACTACTGGCAGTACCAGGTAAATAACGCATTCATTCCCAACTACAAGATTAGCCCCGTGAATAACTTCTTTTTCAACCAGGAGATGTACGATATGCATAATGACTGGGCCTCAGGAACTCTGGCGGGAACCCCAACGGTCTATATGAACTCCAATTACCAGATGGGTATTGCTCTGGACTTTATGGACTCTGAGATTCCTCGGCTAGTGTCGGGCGTGGATACCCGTGGTGCAGTTTCCGTGGCGTATCTGAACCAGGATAATAACCTGAATGGCGATCGCACGGATATCTTCACTTGCTTCACGAGCATTCTGCGTGTGGGCGCTAACCAGCAGGTGCAGGTTGTATATTAGAAAAAACTTGGCCTATAGTAAATGCCCGAGGGAATAGCAAAATATAACGAGGTTCATATGATGAATCCCATGCTTCAGGCTACTGAGCCATTTAAACTTTTCAAGGGATATAAGGAACCCACTCACTTTTCACGGGTTTCTGCTCCAACAGGATCTATATATGGATCAATCGGAATGGCTCGGGCGGTCGGTCCATGCCGATTTTATTTCGATGGTCGTCAGAAGCCTTTGATGCGCAATCCAGATATTCGTCTCTGGAATCGCATCCAGAGCATGGTCATAGACGACACTCTTCAGGGCCAACAAATGTATGATGCGAGATGGGGAATGCCCCGTTATTCAAAAAATATATCTCTGTAGATTATAAATGGCGACTGTGACCCTTATCGAATCAAAAACAAATGGTTTTTTCTTGCAATACACAGGACTTCCACCAAACGAAGAATATTTTGGACCAACGTCGCAAAATCCTGCACCAACTAATTTTAGTATCCAAGTAATTACCAACAGTGGTATTGTTTCTATACTTGATTTTTCGAGTTTATTAGTGCATGATGATGGATTAGGAGAATATGCACTTTTCACTAATCAACCATTTCCTATCAGAGGAGGTGGAACTGTTAGTTTAGGGCCTGGTGCATGTATTAGCGTTTTTCTTGAACTTCCAGGTCAAAACCTTGCAATTCAATTTGGAACTCCAACGGGAACTACGCCAACAAATGTTACTGTAGGATCCTTGACCAAGAATTCGATTGCTTTGACTATGACTCCTGCATCTGGATCTCTATTGACTCCAATTGCTTACATGCTTCTACAAGGTCCAAACCCGGATACTGTTCAATATATTAAAGGAGCGACTTCAACATCAGTTGTAGCATCTGGTCTTAGCCCAGGCGCAGAGTACAAATATTCAGTTGCTTCATGGACTGGCAACCAAGGATCAATCATTAATCCAAGTGAGCTTTCTTTAACAAGTCCCGTCAGTTTTGTAACAATAGCAGATCCGAGCACTATAACTGTTAGCAACCCTACCACGACCGATGTAGATTTTCAAATCGTTAATCCTCTGAATCAGACTATTGTAAATGCAAACGTGAATATGACAAGCACACTATCTCCTATTACACCTCTTTTCACTTCTATTACAATTCCACCTGATATTAGCAGCTCAAACACTTGGGTAACAGTTGGAGGAACTGCGCTTACAGCAGGACAATCTTACTATGCAATTGTCCAAAATTCTGCAGACGGAACAAACTACGGGCCCTGGGCAGCTTCGGCCCAATTCACAACTGCAGCGTCAGGCAATCAACTTATTATTCCGTTCGCTACTGCAACTACATCAAGTATTGCAGTCCAATGGACAATTTCAGGTACTTATAATCTGAATCGTTTAAATCCAGATGGAACAATTACAAGCGCAACTGGTCTAACTGGAACATCATATTCTGATACGGTCGGACAGCCTTTCATCCCCGGTGCCACTTACACATACACAATTCTGAGTGGTACAACTGTTCAAGATACTGCAAATATTGGTATTAAATCTGCCGCTCCAACAGCTGCTGTTATTGTAGATGCAGGTGAAGCTTCAATCGCATTTAAGGTTACTGTTCCGGGTCTAAATCAGCAATATTCAAACGGTATTATAACTGTTGAATGTAATAGTACCGGATCTACTGAGCAAGATTTCCCAGTAAGTGGTGCAGGGCCTTTTACAGTTAGACTTGACGGACTTCTTAAGGATTCATATAATTTTGTTTTCCGATATGTTGCAATTAATGGAATAAGAAGTTCGCCATTTACCCCTGCAAGTAACCCAACAACAATCCCTTACCCGAATCCATTTGCAGGAAACTACTCTGTGACCTGGCTTGTAGCTTAAAACCTATGTATAGAATAGAATGAAGACGATCAAGATCAAGGATCCTGATTTTCAGATTAAATTACCCAAAAAATCCGCTTTTGCTATAGAGACCCCAGAACATCAATTCAAAATGCATCAATTGAGCGCAGTCGTCGCTTCAAGAGGTTCGGGCAAGTCCGTCATCGTTTCTTCGTTGCTTCAGGGCCTCAAGAACCAAGGATGCATGGACAGGGTCTTTATCATTAGCCCAACTATTGCGTCAAATAGACCTATATTTGACCCGTTAGGGATTTCTGAGGAAGATGAATATCATTCGCCGTGCGGAGAGTCTGTGGCTGATGTTATCCGCAAGGTGAATGAGGAGCAAGACGAGTGGGAAGAGTATGAAATGCAAATGAAAATTTACAAAACACTTCAAAAGTTGCTCAACAACCAAAAAGTGCGTTTGGATGATATCCCTCCGGATTTGCTTATTTCAGCTCTTGAGGGTGGATATCTAAATAAGCCCCCCGTTTCCAAGTATGGTCACAGGCCCGTGCTCGGTCTAATCATAGACGATTGCCAAGGGACCCCTTTGTATGTTCAATCGGCCAAGAATCCTTTGATCAATCTTTTGCTTCGGCATCGCCATGTGGGTCGGGGCCTTGGGTTATCCGTGTGGCTCATGGCGCAGAGTTATAACAGCCCTTCAGGTATTCCAAGATCAGTCAGGCAGAACCTCACAACCTTGTTTTTGGGTCGTCAGAAGAACGAGGATGTTGTGAAGCAAATTGCGGAGGAGCTTGGTGGGTCGATAAACAAAGAGGGCTTTATGCGAATTTTCAACAAGTGCCATGAGAATGACAGTCCGCACGACTTTTTGGTTATAGATTTTCACCCGAAGACTCCGCAACAGCAGTTCCGTAAAAATTTGAATGAGTACATTATAGAATGAGTCTTCTGTCAGGACTCGTTGAATTAGATTTTACTCAAGCTGGTATTACATGGAGTAGTTTCAATACTGGATCAATTTATTATAGTATTGATGGAGGAACTTTTCAAGGACCTAATTATAATAATCCTCTTATAATTCCATTAGCTGAAAATATAGTTGCTGGAGGAATACACAGTATTGCATTAAGTGAAGATGGATTATCTGTAGCAACAGATTTTCAATTTATGCCTAGTATGGATTTGGTAGTTTCAAACATGACAGATAATTCAATAACTTTGAACTGGGATACAAATGGAAATTATCAAACTCCGTATAGCATTTATGTAAATAACATATCACCTCAATCTGCTCAACCTCCATATACTATTCCAATAACGCAAGGTACAACATACAGTATAGTTGTCCAAGCTCAGGTGCCTAGTTCTGGAAAACCTCTTGTAGCACGATCGCAAATATTATATCTAAATCCAACCCCTGCTCCTGTAATTTTGACTTGTCTTGTGGATCCTACACAAATAATAATTGATAATCCAAATGCAGTAGAAGGTTTTACACTTGTTATTGATGGAACTCCTACAACATCAAATCCTACTCTTCCTTACCAAATAATTGATCTTGACCCTCTTTCTCAACACACAGTATATCTTCAAAATAATAATCTAGGCACAAGTGACACCTCATCACAAACAACAACTATAAATACGCCACTTATGTTGGCAACTGGAGGAGTTACAAATACAACTGTAAGTCTTATTATTGATCCTCAAAAAAGAGGAATTGACAGTTATGACATTTATAGGAATGGTACATATCTTACTACTGTTAGAGAAAATGCATATGATGATACGACTGTTACTGCAGGAACTTCATATCAATATCAATTTTTGGATCCCAATTCTGGAAATTATGGTGTATGGAGTAATATGTTATATGTGACTGTCCCAACGACCCCCTCAAATCCTCTCAAGTTTGGAATCACATGGTTTTTTTCTCCTTGAATTCTATGGAGGACTTGACCGATTATCTTGACCGAGTCGGAATATGCTGGACACCTGTTTCAAAACTTGTTTATTCAAATGTTGAAGGAGACTTTATAATGATGGACACAAACAAAGTTCATCAGTTGGACTTTGATGAGGAATGTCCTGAAATTCTCACAAAAGAGTGTCCCTATTATCTTTCAATAAACAGAAACTTACCGCACATATTCTGTCTTCTTGATTTTGAAGGAGTCATAGGTCGTATTTCAGACAAGAAGATTGATTACTTGAAAGGGACCCCTATATTTGCACGAAGAGACGCAAAGGTATTTAATGCCGATAAACCAATCAGAAAATTAATATTCACTAAGAGTAATAATGATCCACCCAGAACGGATGCACTCTCGTGATAACAAAGAGATTACTCCAGAGGAAAAGGCGTATTTGGCAACTGCAATCAAAATGTCCAAGGTTCTAAAAATGGAGCGGGGCGATCACGACTATTTTCCCCCGCAGCGCCTGAGTGTTCAAAATTACAACTTTACTGTCTCTACAAATCCAACTGCTCATATGCCTCTTTCTTTTGATCTTGATGTTCCTATTCGTTTTGTTCAGCTTCTTCATCGTACAAAAACTATGGTCCAGGTCGAATATGCTTCGCTCACAGATAATTACGTTCCACAGCAACAATACACCGGCTTGACTCTTGGTATTTCTGCAGGTGTATATAAGATTACTGGCTTTTCAGACCCTGTAGGGGGCAATATTTACCCTGCATACTCGCAAGATTGTTTGCTTCGTGTAGATGGATCTTCAGTTTTACCAGAATTATTTCAGCGTGGAGTTATTGGCCCAATCACATATGATCCTGCAACTTCTATTGGATCGGCTACTTTTACACCTACAGGCACAAATGGCATTCTTCCTGGGTACAATAACAAAACTTGTGATATAGTTATTGGAGGTTTTTCAAACGATCCTTTCGTATATAATATTTCACTTCCAGACATTCCTTCGAATCGTGATTGGGTCGATACATATAACGGTGGTAAATATGATGCGAATAATGATGCAAGTGTTTCTACAGCGGTTGTTGATGCTCAGCCAAGTTCAATCGTATGGACGGGAAGTTCTTCAAAGCTAGACAACTATTTTTACGCATACCCGCAGTATCAGCACAAAGTCAATAGCAACGAGGTTGGGTTTCCAATTACTGATACGCAGTACTTGAACAATAATTCCATACGTATTCACGTTGAGGGTATTGATTTGCCTATACAGCCAACTTCAACGGTTGCTAATATTTCTTTTGTATTCAATTGTACTTTTGTTTTCTACACTTATTCTGGTGGTGAATAATTTTGTTTTATAATTATAAATGCCCTCGCACTTTCCAGCCCCACCTTTGCATGTCAAGGAGCCCAAGACTGTTGCGCATGTATTCACAACTCCCAGCTATTCAGCAATCCCCAAATACGGTGATGTATTTGGTAGTCATTATGTTCCAGTTGGCGTTGATGTCCCTAAACTTAATGTCTCGTAATACTAATGAGAGTGCTTAAGAAAATACTCGGAAAAACCCAGAACATAGCCCAAAAGGTTATTGGCTCGGGAGTTCCAAAGCTCATATGGAATGTTCTCAAGGCTATTCCCGATTTTGATCACTTTTACGGTGAAACAAAGAAGCTTATAGAACATAACGGAAACAAAATGATTACTTCCCTTACGTCTTGTAGGACCCCTTTGAGTAACCCGACCCAAACGCTTGTTAAAATTTTACACAAGGGAAAATTGGCTATTGATAATTTATTTCATTTATTTTTAAGAATTCACCTGAATGACGGGACGCACCTTATTTTTGAAAAGCATGGGTCTCCTGATATGCACGTGGGTGACGGCCCTCGGAATGACGAGCAAACCCGTTCCATTCAAGTGAGCCCAGGCTTGACTCTGGCCGAAATGATTCAAAACGCAATTCGACACATGGGGTCTCGCAAGTTTTTTGTATATGATCCGTTTCAATCAAATTGTCAAGACTTTCAGTTGGGTCTATTAGGTTCAAGTCATCAGATACATTTGACGCACGAAGACCGTCAATGGATAGATCAAGATGCAAAAACTATAGCATTAAAGGTTCCTTCGTGGGCCAAGTCAGTTTCTTCCGAGGTTATACAGCTCTTGGCAAAATTAAAGGTTTTATAATATTAATGGTGTTTGGTTTGAAAACTCTAGCAAACGCAATCGCACATCCGGTTGCAGCAGTAAAAAGTATAGCTTCGAATCCTGTTGCAAAATTGGTTGGCAAGGGCGCAGTTGCAGCCGGAAAAGCTATTGGAAAAGGTGCATCATACGCCGTGCATCATCCTTTAAATGCTTTGGGCAAAGTTGCATCGGTTGCGCTTCCTGTTGCTGCTGCCGCTGCTTTAGGTCCTGTTGCTGCAGAAGCTTCCCCAGCATCTGCCGAGTTGTTGGGTTCAAAGTTTCCTCAACTTGCAAAAATGATCCCGTCTATTGGTAAGAAGATAGGCAGACTTGGGGCTGGAGCTCTTGCTGCTCGTGCTGTTGGTGGGATTGGTGCCGCAATTAAAAATCATCAGAAAGCCGGAACTATAGTAAAGAATGCTGGAAAAGAGGCAATAGATGCTGGGACTGCTTACGCAAAAAATATATAAGGATATTATAAATGGTATTCGGTCTGAAGACTCTAGCAAATGCAATTGCTCATCCGGTTGCAGCAGTTGGAAATGTTGCAAAAACTCTCGGCTCGGATGTTTCCAAGACGGCAAAGGCTCTTGCGCATCCAGTACAGTCTGTTAAAAATCTTGTCACGCATCCTGTTTCATCCGTGAAAAGTATCATTCATACAGCAGGGCCTTTGGCTGGGCTCGGGGCTGCTGCATATCTTGGCCCCGAGGAATTGGCGGCTCGTGCTGCCAAAGCTGGTGGCAGTCTTATAAGCCGAGGTGCTGGTCTTTTGAGGGGTAATGCCGATAAAGAGGCTGCGGCAATTAAGTCGGGTTCTAAGGCTATTGCAAAAGAATATGGCAATATCGCCAAGACTCCTTATTTGCAGCAGGGGGCAAAGGCTATGCAATTTGGTAAAACTAAATTTACTGGAAACTCTCTCCCTCTAGAATTTGCTCATAGGGGTTTGCGTTAGTCGAATTCCCGTATATCCACTCGCTGAATCAGTTCCTATGCGAATCACCTTGGGTTTCTGAAAACCCCACTCTAGCATACGTCCCGCCAAAAATTTGCTATTTACCCCTAAAACCTCCATAATATCTTTAGAAAACACCTTGCCGTTTGAATCCTTCTCAAAGTTTGTAAAAAATAACTTCTTGAGGTCATCTTGTTCCTCAATAGTTTCACGAGACGAAAGTCTAATTGATTCCGGAACAGACATATTTTTAATATATGGTTGCTTGATCATAATCCATATAAGCGCTTCGCTTGAATCAATAACTCGCTTCGCCAGATCGTCATCTGCCGGATAAATTTGGTTATCTATGTCCTCTGTTGCCCCTTCAATATATCTCGTGTTACTATCTAATTGACGCATACGACGCTCCATAAAACTAGCCTCGCATTCGCTGAATTTAGGAACATTATTGGTCGTGAAGTGAATCCGAGCCAGACTCGTGAATGTCTCCACTTGTCCGTAGAGTGGGCGACCGGCAATAGGATCGTTGCCCGTAATCTTTTTGATAATAGACATATCAATAAGCATACCCTTTCGTGGTTCGCTCACATACAAGAGTCTTTTGTCCTTGAGGGGCATAATTTGAGGGTTTGCGCCCCCAGCGTTTGTGTGCGTACTTACTGCTATATGATCTCCAGCCATAGTCCCTACATAGTTTCCAAAGGCTCGTGTAAAACCGTCAGCTCTCTTGCTCTTCCCGTTGCGACCTGTTCCCGTCTCAATTGTAAGAGTGTTATTTCCAAGACCGAATATGGCCAACATCATATCGTGTCTGAGCCAGTCTGCAACCCCAGGTTCGGGGTAAGGTTGTGTGAAATAGAATTTATCAACGATATCCACATTCTCTGGTTTGGTTTCTGGAATTGCGAACGGCACCGAATGTACGAAATAATATTCAGGGCTAAACTCCAGTTTTGTCTCGGTGAGCTTATCCCAGATGCCATTCTTGAAAAGCAGTTTTCCAATTGTCTTGAGCGCAGACTTGTTGAAATATTCTTGGTCGTCTGGAAGTTTGCACATAACTGCCCAAATCTCTTGGTTAGGTTTATGAGTTCCTTCGTACCTTGCTCCTGTTCCCTCAAATGTCTCCCACGATACCCGAATAAACGCACCATAGTTTTCTGCAACCCACTTACCTGTTGTCTTGTCGTAGATCATTCGCAAGTGTCCGCACATACGCACGTGCCCTTGATTCTTTTCGCAAATATATTCTAAAGCTTTTTGAGTAGTCATATCTTGAAAATTATCTGGATTCTCCACGGTTTCGGTTATTTCAAACGGTTCGCTTGTGAAATCGCAACACTCTGGGTCGCAACACTTTTGATAAATTTTATTATCAATAAATTTAAAATATACGTGGTTTGATTTGTGTGTGCGATTGATATTGAAACAGTAGTGTCCGTTTGTTATGATAGACCCGTTATCTTTAATTTTGCTCACTTGAGTCTTGCTATGATTGGGAACATATTTTTGAATAAGTTTTTGAATATCTTTTGGGTCCTTTGCGTCTATAGACTCCAGGCTCTTGGTTGCTTCAGGCGTGGGATCAAAGGATAGAAATTCATTTTCTGCGTTATGGACTACAGCATCCTTGCGACAATAACTCCATTGTCCAGTTAAGAAATCTCCACAGTCAGGAATCTTAGTTAGGTTCTTTGTGTGCTTTTTCGCACTCGTGCTGAAGAAGTGTGGATAACCTTTTGAAAAGGACGGAAAATAGGGAGCATATGCTTTCATAGCCTCCACCTCAGGGCTCATCTCATCCACATCCATCTGGTGAATTTTACGAGTATCAATTGCTATCGCATTACACGACTCATAGTGTTTTTGAAATTCTTTGAGTTGCTCAGAACTTGGGTTATTTTTGAAGTGAATCCACTCGTTCCCATATCCGTTGGGAAGCGAGGGCGTTTTCTTGCCGTCAGACTCTCGTATGTTAATTGGTATCCAGTTGATGCCATGTTTCTCAAGATAAGTGATCACCTCCATTCTATATACTTTACTTGATATTTTTTTATCTACCCAAAGTCGCACCCCCGCCTGATGTAAAGCTTCCAAGGGCTCATAACAACCCCTCATACTGGATGGGGGATAGTTGATAGTTTGTTCATGACTATTCTTTTATTCCCTTTACTTCCTTTACATTTAACATGCATGAAAAAAGTATATATAATTGGTCTCTTTTTGGGAAAGCTTAAAGAGGCTAGTTGGCCTGGATACTTGCCCCCAACTTCCCCCCAGTCAGTCCCGCCTATACCCCCCGCAAACTTTCTTTAAGCCCGTCAA